CCAAGGAAATAAGTCTTGCCGCCTTCGGTGGCTGGAATTCCAACAGTTGCATTAAAGCTTGTTAGCGCAGGGTTTGTGTTTATAACTTTTCTTATAAACTTGTCAGAATCTCTATTAAAATTAAAAACAATTGATTCGTCCGGTGACGCTGCGCCGGCGCTGGTGTACACGTCCAACTTAAATTCTGGAGTAGTGTTAATAGACTTAATTAGCACGCCAGCTGAAGACGTAGTAGGTATACCGGCCACGCCCGCTGGGCCAGCAGTCGAACCACTGAGGGCAAAGCGAGTGTTAGCACTTGTAGTGTAAAGTATGGCGCCGAGGGCACCTGAGGCGTGACCAGAGGCGTTTGCCCCGACACCAGTTGCGTCAGATGAGCCAGACTCAAACACCATTAGGGCATATGCTCCACCCCCGGTGCTGGCTGCATAGCCGCTGCCGGACCAGCCGGCTTTGCCCGCAACAGTTGCATCGTCATGGGCAGTGCCAACCAATCTAAAGATATTGACCGGTCCATTATTTCTCAAGTATGCCTGGGCAGCATATGCAGCATATAGCGGTGCTGTCTTGTTTCCTTCCCTCCAGGAGTCACCACCGACGCCGCCAGGGTGGGGAGACCCGAATATCTCTAAAAACTCTGAAAAAGATTGAACTGTTATCGGCCTCATTGTCGGGCCACGCTCAAATCGACCAATAATTACTGGTCCTCGCTTTTCAGGAACTCTAGATCTTCTTGACTGGTCAATCTCTTTAATAAAGATTCCAGGTGAAACAAATTTAAATCTTCTCTCAGACATTATGAATTATCTCCCATGATGTAAGATTACTTACTATATCGTCTTAATAAATAGTAGAATGCGGGTCAAAAAGAATTCTACTCTCTATAAAATCCATTCTTACGGAGGTATTCGTTGATATCCCCCTGGATAACTCTTTCTCGGGGTATTTTTACATCAACAAAATTTTCTCGTTTAACAATCTTTGGACGCTCTTGATTGTCGCCTTCGCCGACAATATATGCCAAGACTTTGATTTGAACTGTTGTCTGGTATTTTCTCTCTTCGCTGGAAAGATTAGAGGCGTTGTTTGCTTGCGTAAATTGTTGCTGAATAAAACCTTCATAGAAGTGGCCGTCCCTTCTTAGGGGAAACGAATTTATTGTATTTGTTCGGGTTATAAACGGAGTTAAGATCTCATTCATCTGTTGCTGGTATTCTGTGTAGAGAACAACGTTATACATCACCTGAACATATACCGGGACAGGTATCGTTATTGTCTCGTATACTGTTTTCTTGGCCACCCCATCCCGGTGATTCGTCTGCCCATATAGTCTTTTTGACCTAGCGTTTTGATAATTTCTAGTCTTATCCTGCTTTATTTTACGAGCTATGGTTATCGTGCCGCCTTTCTCATCAGCTTTATTTACAGGAATATTTGAAAAAATAGTGGCTCGGTCACTTAAATCTTTTGTTATACTAGCCCTCTCAATGCTTATAACAGGCTTAATAATAACTCCAGAGTCATCTCTAAGTTCTTTCTTATTTTTAATTTGATATGATCTCTCCGCAGAGGTCCAAACGATTGGTACCTTCTTCCAGCCTTCATTCGTGGTACAGAAGATATTCAAAGCTTGATCAACGTATTCCGTAAGGGCCGCATCTATCGTTTCTATTGTAGAAGGCTCGAAGGATACTTCTTTTACATTTTCTTCTTTATGCTCGGATATACCGTCATTATTTACACTACGTGGCATCAAATAACCCCTTTCTCGCTCTTACGCATTTAGCTGATATTTCAATGCGATGATCAATCTGGCCAAACAATTGTTTAGGCTCACTCAAAGTAACTATCTCATAGTAGATGTTACCATATAAAACAAAGTCACCTTCACGGACAAAAAGATCCTGGTCTTCGGTCAAACGTCGTTTATGGAAGTGGACTGTAATTTCTGACACCTTATCCACACCGTAGCCAGTATCCGTCTTCGTATCAATGCCCTCCCAACGGACGAGAGCATATACTCTCACGGGGGGCAAAAAGGTTTTGCAGATTGCTTCACCATACAAAGAATGAAAATTTGTATGTTCCAAGCTTATTGGATAATACAATACTTGCTGCCCGATGACCCTTTCAATAAGCTCATCATTAACTTGCTTAACAAGGTCCCGTTCTTTTGCGCCCAAGAACATCGGGGGTGGGGGCTGATCTGGTTGTGACCACTGGTCGTCGCTCATCTAAATTACCCCACAAAAATCGTCATTGGAACGTGTTGTTGAACTTTATTTGTAGCTTCCATCTTGGCAGCTTCGTTCTCGGCAAGCCTCGTATATACTAACTCATCAAGGATTGTCTTCAGCTCCTCTCTTAGCTTCTCCTGCTCGGATTTTCCCTGCTCAATCAACGCACTGTGGTTTAGTGTAACAGACTCTCCGGGAATTGGGACTGTCTGGAATTTTCCACGCACTTGGCCCAGCATCTCCTTGCTAATCGCCAAGGCGAAGCGACGAATCCACTGCTTGCCGATAGAATTAATATTCTTATATGGTATGTTAGCAAACGGTAAAGTGTTTATGTTGTTAATCCCATCTGCGCCATTCTCACGATTAGAGTCCTCGGCCCAAGGATCGGTGGGGACGGAAAATTCAACCCAGATATTCTCTGGGCTGTATTTTGTTGGTCTGGGATATAATCTTATTTTATTATTTCTTATCTCATATGAGTAGTGAGACAATCTCGTATATACAGAATCGTCAAAGGCCATGGCCTGCAATTTGTTTTGCCACGCTGGAATAAGCTCAAAGCTAGAATCATCACTCCACTGGCCATAATTGTGAAGGTTTCCGACAACACTTAGGCCACCATAATATCCAAAAAATCTCCACATAACATAGGGAGACTTATAATATACTTTTCTAACCAATACCTTTTTATTGTCAATTTTATTATAAAATTCAGAGCTAGCAGTTAATGATGCTGAATACACAATCGTTTGTAAATCGTAATCCTGAATTCCCCCCGTGACTACAATCGACGCCGAATATATTGTTTCGCTTCCACCAATTCCCACATTAGCTCCGACCGCCTCAGATACTCTTTTTGTATACCCATAATCAATTCTAGGTAACTTAAGAGCAACGTTGGTGCCGCTCAAGCTTGAAGAAAGCTCGCCGGCTTTTATTTGACCATCATGATCAAAAGTTCCTGTACTTGCCCCTAGAACATCAGATAGAATATTTTTTGCTTGATGAATGTTGATGAGATATGAATATTCTAGAACAGCTTCTTCATATGCCGAATATACTTGATACTGAGTCAGTTCAACATCAAGGACATCACCGCCGAGCTTTTTATAAACATAAGCAACTTGATCTACAGCCCCTGAAACAAAATCAGTTGAAGTTTGCGACCCAGCCGTACCGGTGTAGATTCCAAATGGAAGGGGATTGCTTGTTGAGTTAACATTTGAGTGTGTGCCAGTAACGGGTAAACGTATCGCACTGGTTTGACTCGCAGGTGTCAATGTTGGGACTGCCATTCAAAGGTTCCTCCAGGTATACCATAAATAGTTTCCCACAAACAAAAACCCTCGCCTACTATGAGACGAGGGTTATTTGTCAACCAATAAATTTAATTATCGATTATCCAGTGAAGTCCTTGACGATAACGAGACCATACATATCAGGTCTAACCATCTTCTTGGCATACCGGGTCATCACGCCCTTACGGGGCACGAAGTCCTCGACACCGAAGATAGTCGGAGTGACTTGTAGGGGCACGTAAGGAGCATAAACGTATCCACTCTCAAGGAATGAATTACCTTTACGTCCAACCAAGACAACGTTTCTTGGGAAGTAGGGATCTACATAGACATCCCACTTCTTGGAAAGTGCACCGACCTTAACAGCACCAACGGTACCAGTCTCTGCATCGCCGGTAACAGAAGCACGGAAGCCAGCGGTAAACTCCAGAATGTTTGCAGTCTCAGGACTAACAACAATGAAGTTTGCGCCGCCACGTAGCGTCTTGCGGTGAATCTGAGCCGATACGTCGTTGATGGTTTCGACAAGAGTCTCATACCATTCAGAAACAGTACCAGTGAAGTCAGCACCAAGGAGCGACTCGTTGGAGTATGTGCTGATGTCAGAGCCAGTAGTGCGATCAATAAAGCGACCGGGGCGTCGTGACCAGTAGTAAGTACCGGCAGTTGCACGCTGTACAAGGTCATTGAGGATCTCACGATCAATCTCAAGAGCAATTTGCTCTGAAAGAATGCTGGTTAGCTCAACCTCAGCATCAAGGTTATGATAAGCATTGAGGTCCTGAGCAAGCTCCGGAGTCCACTTAGCTTTGAGCTTCTTGGTGACGGCGGTGACAGCAACGCTATCGACCTTGATGTCAATCTCAGGAATCTCGTTATTAACCGCTGCGTCGTTGAAGGTAGTAGTACCATCACCAGCACCTTCAAGTCCCCAGGGAGCAGTACCAACAATACTACCAGCAGCATCACCCGTTGTGAAAGAGTCAGCAAGCGGATAGTGCAGTGTAGCATCAATGGTAGTTACGTCACCAGTCGTAGCTGTGGAGTCGCCGTGCATGGTAAAGAGAATGTACTTGGTACCAGAAGATTCAACCAGCCTTGTAAGGCGACGAACAGGACGGATGAACTCATCTTCACCCAGCCCATACGCAACACCAGAACCAGAGCCGGCGGGGCGCAGATCGAGACCAACCGCATTGTCCCTGTTGATATCATTCCAGACAGCATCAGATACTGCAACCCTAATTTGGAAAACAAGATCATCAGTTGTAGCATTCAAGAGATCTGGGTCGAAGCGAAGTTGCTTTTTCTGAGCATCAGTTAATGCGCTGATGGCTGTCGCTGCTGCG